TTGGTATTTATATTGGCTATTTGCTTATTTATCTTTTCTAAATCAAAAGGAGTTTTACCCGACTTAAAAAAAGCATGTTCTACCTCTAAGGGATTTTCTTGCAAATAAGAATAGTACGATTGTAAATCTCCACTTAACTTTCTTTTCTCTGCCTCAGCTTTAATAAATGCATCTGCCCCATCTACATCACTCTTTCCTGTGTCCATATCAAAGAAGCTACCAAAAACCTTAGAAGCCTTAATGAATATTGGTTTTAAGTTAAAGTTCTCAGCATTGTAATACATATCCATATAATCATCAGACTCAACTTCCATAGCATTTGAAGTTCCACCAATGATAGGTGTGCCAAAATATACATCTCCCTCTTTAAAGCAATCTTCAGAAGATTGGTAGGAACGCTTAAGTTTAAGGAACTCTCCCGCCTCTTCAAATACCATGTAGTTTAATGATGTTCCCCTAAAAGCATTTGGTTTCTCCATTACCCTAAAGTGAACTATTGACTTCATTCCTTTCTCTACCCAAATACCATCTTCTTTCTCTTTATAGCCAGACATAAAGATTTCCTCATTATTATGAAGTACCTTATTACGAAGTTGAGGTGGCAACTCATTGTAAGAGAGCAACATCTTCTTTCTAAAATCTTGAACATAATCTTCACGTTGAGCACCCAGTCCATTCTCGGAGTGTGGGTAGCAAGTCCATTCGTGTAACAGAATATCAGCATTCATAAAAGAGAATCCCTTACGTCTTGCCTTTAGAACAATAATACCATACCCACCTTTGTTATCTTTTCCATCACCATACTTAGCCCAATGTACTTCCGTAAAGTATTCGTGGTCTTGGTCACGATAGATAGGACTTATCATAGACTTTCGTCTTGCCCCCTCTTGTAAACCATGTATCTTAGAGAAATTTAAATAGAAATAATAGTTGCCCGGAATCCATGAGCCGCCTGTAGGTTTGTACCCATCTTTTAATCTACGCTTTTGCTCTTTCCAAAACGCAAAATACTCAGCTGTATTCTTTTTTAATTTAGCATAATCTTTTAAATGCTTATCGAAGATAACTGGTGAGTATTTTTCTGACTTTATCATTACATACCAATTCGTTCATCATTCTCAAATACGCTAAAGTCTTCGGAACCTGTTCCTGATATCTTACTTTCACTCTCTTGGTCTTTGAGAATCAATGCTTTAATGGCATCTCTTGATTTAGCTGATTTACCCATCTTCTCTTGCATAGTATTTAAATCCTCAAGATTACTTTCTGTAGGCTCTATGCTTCGGTATAGTTTGGTCATTTTAAACGACTGTTCACACATAGCATTATACTCATCAATTAATGGGTCGTATTGCAACTTAATGTATTCATCAATAGCATCTTTAACTAATTTATCGTTCTCCCTCGGATGTTTATCCTTTTCAAAATACAAGTAGGTTACCCTTGCTATTCGCTCATCTAAGGGTAGCCTACGAAAAGGTGATTTGTGGTCATAGATTGCAACAATCCATTTAACCATATTACTACCCATATTCTTATGCTTATACACAGCCCACAAGGCAGGCATTAAAGCAATCGAATCATCTTGAAGAAAGACATTGCCCTCTTTGTTGATATTAACAAGTTCGTTATACATTAACGGCTTTGCTTTCTTTTGACTGGCTTCTTCTTATTTGAAACCTTGCTCTTGGTTGCTTTTTGTTTTAACAACTTATTTTCCTCGATTGCAACATATGCAAATGCGGCCCTTTGATTGATAGTGCTCATTGATTATATATTAGTCTATTAATAATTTCGTCAACATAAACTTCAAAACGTGCTTGACGTTCTTCTTCTTCTTGTTCTAAGAACAAATATAAGTTTTGCATTTGAGTATAACTAAGAGCTTGGCCATTAAATGGTACCCAAGTATTAATTTCTTCATTATACTCTACACATATATCGCCTAAATCAATTATATCGTTTGACATTCTCCAAATCATAATCATTCTTTTTCAGGGTTAATAAATTTTGGATTATAATAAAATTCTAATGAATCTTCTGAAGCAGCCAGTATATCGTGCCTAACTAATTCATTCAATGCATTATATATAGACTTGCTCTGCTTAAAGCCACACAAACCTTTAGCCATATCAAAATCTATAACGATATAACCTTTAGTCCTAAAGGAATATTCTCTTATGAATAAATACAGCTTCATAGCTGTCTTACTTAATTCTGATATTGTATTTGTTTCTTTCATCTGTAATTTTAACCCACCTTGCTCAAAAGGATTTTCTGTATGCTGTTTGTGGTGACTCATAAAGCAAATATACAAATAAAATGGTAGTTGTGTACTTTTTATACAAAATTTTATTATATTTGCTCTATGGGAAGCATTAGGAAGTATCCAATTAATTACAAGCCAAGAATCTGTAGTGCCGAAGCAGTACTCTATTATTACAAAACTATTGACGAGAAAAAGGTTTTAGTATCTAAGTCGATTAAACCAAAGGAAATTGAAATCCCATTTATATTCCTTATTCTAAATGAAGAGAACGAACTCCCAACGGAGAATATGTATTTTGAAATACTTGAAGGATGCTGGAAAAAGTACGGCCCAAAGAAAGGAGCATTTAAAGATCACCAAGTATTTATTGTTATCACTAAGATTAAACATGAACATGGCAGAGTCAGTTATGGCTTTGATGAATTTAAAAATTAAACTATGAAATGGATTGATGTAGAATTTGAGTTTCCGGAACCAGGTGTAACAGTTTTAGTTACGGGAACAGGTTTCTTTAGTAGTTATGAAGCAAGTGTTCAACGCTGGGAACTATGTATAGACCCAGCACATACCGACCACGCACCTCATTGGTTTGGAACAAGAGAAATGGAACCTTATGAAGATTTTAAGATTACTCACTGGATGCCCCTACCTAAACCACCAAAGAAATCAAAGACAATTAATCAGTTAAATAATAAATTCAAATTTTAACTAAATAAAAATCCCCTGCCGTAATGGTAGGGGATTTTTTGTTAAAAAGAGAATAACTAATCATGCGAAGATTAATCAAACATTAGCAGAAAACAAATATACAATTAATATGTAGATTTACGTTTTTTTGCAGCAGCTCTTTTTTGAGCTGCAGATTTTACTGCCTTATATTGAGCAGAACGATTTGCAGCAGTCTTTGGACTCACATAGTTACTTGTAGATGCTTTCGCACTCTTTACAATTTTTTTCACCTTAGCAGAAGCAGCAGCTTTCTTAGGTCCTGATGAAGTCATTTTCTTTTTTGGTTTGGAAGCTCTTCCACCACCTGATGTTGTATTGGCCATTGTTTTAAATTTAGTTATTATTTATTTTTTCTTCTTTTTTGCTATACGTGATTTAACATTCTTTATAATAGCTTTACTTCTTGTAACAGTATGTGTTTGACCTGCCCTACTTCCATGTCCAGCAGCTTTAGACTGCTTTGTTCCTGTCTTAAAGTTACTTAGTCCTTTATTTGATGGACTATATCCACCCATACCTCTTTGTCCAGCAGCAGTCTTACTTCTCCTAACCGACTCTATAGCTGATTTAATTACTTTCTTTGCTGATGCTTTACGCTTAGGGGATACCCCTTTCTTTTTAGTTGGTCCTGGCATATCTATATATTTTTAATACTCTTCTTCATAATACTCAACCTCTTGTTCAAACGGATCTACCACCTCATCCTCAAAATCACTCGTCAAGGCCCAATAGAAAAACCACACAGCAAGACCCAATAGTAACAACCACCAAAACCTCTTGATAATACGAGATACCGTTTCCAATATCCCCTCAGCTTTTTTTAGTCCAGTATCTACTTTATCTAAATCCATAAGTCAAATATAATAATTATCCTTTTGTTGTTGCATAATTTATAGCGTACGCTTCTTGCCTTTATTCAAAGGCTTTGGCTTTGGCAAAGGTCTTGGCTTTGGCTTTGGCATAGGTGTACCAATAGATTTTCGATTTGGTTTTGCAGTAGTACCGGACTTCTTAACTAAACTCTTTCTTCTTGTAATCTTTGATTTTCGAATTGGCTTTACAGGCATAATTATCGTTTTTTAGAATTAGATATCAAATTTAATAATTATTCATCAACTAACAAATCATATAACACTTTATCGCAATACATATCACACCAATCCACATAAGCAAACACCTCATCCCTGGCCACAAACATCCACTCATGATAATACCAATCCTTTCTACCCCTACCCCATACCTTAATATACCAAACACCCCCATTGATAGTTATGTCTATACCATTATCCAAACTATGCCAGATATCCATATTGTCATCCACAGGATCTTCCATATACCAAATATATAGAAAAAATTAAATACAACAACCCCCCATTAGTTCTACGTAGCACTAAATAACACCAAGTAGTTCTCAAAGTTATTGCAGATGCACGTCAAGGACTTGAAGACTATATATAAAACAACCCGATACCCAATGCTAAAAAGAAACACAGCCCCCCTTAATTCACATATGCATTTGAAAATCAAAAACAAATTCAATTTCAATACCTACTTTGAAACTATAGATGCATATGTAGAACTACTTGTGTAGCAGGGTAGGACACTCATACACTATTAAAAGGAAGATATATGATTGAGTAGTGTTGTGTAGGAAATGGATTATGATAGAGATGCATATTCATATGCTGTACTACGTAGTGAGCGAAGTTAGTTGAAATTAATAATAGATGCAAGTTATTATGTTAAATAGGATTGTAATGCGTTGATTAGCATTACATTAATATCCGATGTTAAATACTTACAAACGACTACAAATGATTACATACTGATAGAGTAGGACAGTAAGGCTCTTTGTTACTGTTTGATTATGTTAATTCATAGTCAATGAACGCATTCATTATAAACCTCTTATAAGTAATGAATGAAGAGCTTGTACGTCCACATATACAGTTAGAGATGTGGTTAGGGCAGACTAATGGAGTAACGCTAAGTTACTCCTTAGTATTAATTAAACTTATGTATTATGATTATAGATGCAATAAATATCAATTTAGAAGAGTTAGAATTAGCACGAGTGCAATTCGCTAAAGACAATGATGCAGATGAAATAGATGTATTAGAAGCAATGATAGACTATTTCAAAGAATCAAGTAGTGTTGAAGAAATA